ACACTGTAATGGTTACAGAGACTTTTTCAGAAATTGAGGAATTTATGTCCTTAATTTTTAAGCAAGTTTCTATTGATGTAGTAGATACTACCTTACATGTTATAACCTTGACATATAAACTCACTAGAGCGAAATCTTATCATGACATGTTCTTAGCTGCTTTCGATTTTTTGCGTGGCTGCTTCCCATTGAGGGAAATGAAAAACTTGTTACACAATGCATATCTATTCTTAAAAGAGAGAATGATAGCTTTGTATACAGCAGTTTCACGCGTTACATCGGAATCTGGACTTATTGATATTTTACAAAATCTCAGAAAAGGATATTCAAAGTATGCCAATTCCGAGGTAGCGTATTCGCTTAGAGATTTTATTTTGTCCCTGGTTTCCTTGAAACTTTTTAGCTTTGATAAAGCAAAGAAAATTACAAAGTTTTTTGGAACCAGTCCACCCTCTTCTGGAGTTGATATTATAGAATTAATTCTCTCTTCAACTACCGATTTACTAGTAATAGGAAGTCGTATGGTTGCTGGAGAGCATATTTCAAGTATCATTGCCAGCTCTGATCCTATAGCCGGATTCGCTGAAGAAGTAATCCGGTTAGAGTATCAGCAGCATTTTACGTACCCTGGTATTCCAGTACCAGGGAAAATCTGCAGAAGAGAGTTCCATAAGCAAGTTCGTAAAGCTATTGAAGTTGGAGATCATTTATATGTGAACCAACCCAAGCTTAGTCCGCATAGTAAACCTTTATTAGCAGGATTGAACAAAATTAAAGCCATAGATCTGGAACTTAATAGCATAATGAATGGGGCTACTCGCCCTGTTCCATATGCTGTTATAGTCTGTGGCCAACCTGGTATTGGAAAAAGTACTCTATTAAACCTTATTTGTAAGTTACATTCTTCTATGAAAGGTAGAGAGTATGATCAATCTCATAAATACACTAGAACTAAAAATTCAGAGTATTGGGAGATGTATGATCCTTTGTCCCATGCCTACGTTCATTATTCTGAGTTGGGATCGGAACATAAGGATATTGCCAAAACTCAGGGCAGCACTATGTTAAATGAAGTGTTGTCCTTAATTGACAATCAACCTTATCCGTGCAACATGGCAGATTTGCGAATGAAAGGTAAAATTTTGGCTAGTCCCGAAATGGTGATTTCAGATTGCAATAATCCAGAAATGAACGTGCGAGTTACTAATAACGCCCCCAGTGCAGTATTTAGAAGATTTCTATACATACATGCTTATGTAAAACAGGAGTTTTGCGTCTCTGGTGGAGTTAGTTTAGATCCCCTCAAATCTTTGGCTTCTGATTCTAGGAGTATGGATAGATGGTGTTTTGATGTATATCGCATGATTCCAACCAGTAATACAGCGTGTTATAAGGAGTACAAAATTCCTGAAGGTTCTGGAATAGATGCATTTGTTGATTTCCTTTTACAAGATATGAGGGAATTTACTGCCCGCCAACAAACGACGGTGGGAATTCAGCAGGATATTAATCTTGCAGATTATGGTACTGTTCAGACGGAAAATGCAGAAATTGACACTAGTATTGTAGAGGCTGAATCTGGGGCAAATCCCAATGAACCAGAGGATGTGGACCCACTGTGGCTCCGTATTCAATTACAGAGAGACAGGGAGCGCCGTCAAAGAGAACTAGATTTTCTGCGAAATCCGCCCCAAATCCGAGTAGATCCACAACACTATTACAGATTACATAAGGAAGAGATGACGAGTAAAGTTCAACGTTTAGTTGATTTTGGTACTAGTATTTGCAACTTTGTTGCTAGTATTGGTAGAACGCATTCGCAAAGAGAGATAATATGGAATATTGCTCAATGTATTATAATGATACCTTATTTGGTAACATTAATTTCTATGTTGGGATTCTTTTCTATAGAATTTGCTCTGACACCTTTTCCCACTTCTGAATATGGTCGTAATGCCGCAGCTTGGAGTCAAAAGTACCGAGAGTGGTGCTTGATTTTCTCTAGCCTAGGCAATACTCCAGATCGGGTAGATATTCTTTACTATAACTGTTATCATTTTTTCTGGCCTATCAGACTGTTAGTTTGGCTGCTTATAATTATTGGTACAGCTATTACAAGATTTTTTCTAGGTCCTAGGAATGGTGTCACCGCTGAAGTTGGTGTTCACAATAGGTTCGGAGCTTATGAATTGTGGATGTTTCATTACTTGACATTCCGCTATCATATGATTGTTGGACTTAATGTGAGCAAAGATATTGGCTATTATGGTTCAAAGTTTTTATGGACCTTATGTTGCCTTATCGCTTGCGGGGTAATATTAATTTTAATTTTTATTATTCCTAATCCTTTCTTCTTAAAAGTTACAGCCTTGAAAGATTTTACTCAAAAATTTGGATACCACCAAACGGTACTGGAGCATAGATGGAGACTTTTAAAATTGTGTTTTGGGGTAGTTTCTGAAGATTTTGTTTGGAAACCTGAGCCAAGTTACGATGCATATAAATATATGTTTGTCGTCGCAAGTTTATTGGTTTGCTACAAGGCTTATTCAAAAATTGCTTCCATCAATGCTGAAGGAGGAGTCGCATCTACTTCAAAGGAATATACGCCTGAAGAAACATTGAGCTTTATACAAGCTCGAGAAGAAAAAGTGGGTGCTGAACGACCTATTAAGGTGCGTAAACATCATAATGGTGTGGACTGGGACGCTCCCAGACCTAAGCCAATGATCGTTCCGGTGCAGCAATTAGATGACCCAATTCAAATAAGAGCGAAATGTATGCATAATGTACGTTATTGCTATTATATGGAGGGAGACGTTCGTAAATTTATTCACATTTTCGGAGTTATGGGTAATTTTGCACTTATGAGCAAACATTTTCTACCCAAGCGTGATGTTGTTCTTCGTGTGTGTATAGATCCTGACTTACGTCTAGGTATGATAGATGTCAAGATTAAGTTTGGTGGTGCAGTGCAGGAATATGTAGAGGTGGAAGATGATTTAGTATTAATCAATCTTAGGACAGTAAAGTTCGCCAACATATTGAAGTACTTCCCCACAGAATTTGTTGTTCTGCCACCTAAGAGAGCTTCCGAGGCTTATATAGGTTCAGAGCAAGTACATGCTATAGAGGCCGGAGATTTGACTGTTGAGCACTCACCGGTAGGTCCTTATGTGATCCACAATGTATTTAAATATTTGTGGACCGGGCATGGTCCTGGCAAATGTGGATTACCACTGTTTTTACAAACAGGTAATACGACTTGCATAGCTGGGTTACATACTGCTGGAAGTGATGCTGGCTATGGTTATTCCCAGAAAGTACGTGCAAGAGTTTTGAATGATGCAATTTCCAGACTTATCGATTTATCACCTATGCTCCCTGTTTATTCAGAAGGAGCTATCAGACTACCCAATGGGTGTACTGGATTGGGAGCTATTCCTGAGAGAAGTGTCTTTCGTTTTGAAGACACTCCAGCTACGTTTGTTTTAGGTGGAATTGAAGGATATCAAGTGCCCAGGCCTTCACGATCCGAATTAAAAGGAACCTTTTTCATCGGAAAATGGCGTGAGACTGTTGGTGTTTCTCCATTTACAGATACGGGAGTTCCTAAGTTAGGGGCTCCAGCTATGACTGGTGCTTGGTGCTTAGATGGAGTCTGGAGAGGTCCGCTTAATAATGTGGTCCGTAAGCTTGGTAAAATTAGAAAGTCACTAGATGTTAATCTAATGAAACAGGTGACTGACTGTTTAACTAAGCGTATTGTGACTGGTTTAAAAGCCAAAGGTGTACAACGATTACATCCAGTTCCATATGAGGTAGCCGTTAACGGTGATCCCGACAATTTCTATTGTCGGGCCATGACAATGTCTACTTCCTGCGGATTTACGTTCCCTGGAAAGAAGGGAAAATGGATGGATTCAGTCGAACTTTCTTTTAAGAAAGATTCTAAATTGCCGAAACCAGAATTAAGGGAGCAAGTGGTAGAGATACTTCGAGCGTATGAAAATTGTGAAGACGCAATGCCATTGATTGGAACTCAATTAAAAGATGAACCAAGATCTTATCAAAAGATATTGAGTAAGGAAACTAGGGCTTTTTATATGGGTCCTGTTGACCATTTGATCGTTTGCCGAATGTTCCTCATGAGTTTTTACGCTTGTATGGTGGAACATGGAGAAGTCTTTTGCTCTGCAATTGGTATTAATATGCAATCATCTGACGTAGATAAGTTTATGGAAAGATTGTATAATTTTACTAGTCATTTCATGGAGGGTGATTTACGTGGTTTTGATACCGACATGCCTTCTGATATTGGTTTGGCGTCTAATACTGTTACATATAATGTACATAAGGAGATGGAGTATGGTGATGATGCTCTGGTCTACTTACAAGGTATTTTAAGTGATGAACTTGCTCCAACAGTAGTTACTGAAGGTGTAGTATCTATTACTCCTGGACATATAGTTTCTGGTAAGTATGGTACTGCAGAGAATAATACCTTACGAAATCTGATTATGTTGCTATATTTTTGGGCTTGGTCAATAATTGACCGCCCAGAGTACACCATGGATGATTTCTGGATTAAAGTCCTACCCGCTCTTTTTGGAGATGATAATCTGACTGGAGTCAAAGAAGAGATTTCAGAATGGTTTAATAATGTTACCTATAAGGCGTTTGTTAAGGAACATTATGGTATGGACTTTACCAACTCGAAGAAAACAGATGAGATTGAGCCCTTTGTGGATGCTCTCTCAGTAAGTTTTCTTAAACGCACTTTTCATTTTAATGAACATTTACAGCATACAGTAGCTCTCCTAGAGCCTGATTCGCTCATGAAGACAGTTTGCTATTGTCTACCCAGTAGAACAGCAACTTTTCAAGAGCAGATGTTGGATTCTTCTCAGTCTGTTCTTAGGGAATTCTTTTTTAGAGATAGTCCCAATGAATTTGAATTGAGGAGAAGACGGTTTGCTAATGTCTTAAGTGAAAAATTTGGAATTCCGTTCATAGATGTATTGAACTATTTTCCTACTTATGACCAGATTAAAAATCAGGTCTACAATCAAAATCCTTCCGCACTCACTGACGCTTTAGATGTTACGACAGGTGAGAAGATCAAGAGGTTCTTAATCTCCGACGAAGTAGTTGGAGAGGTAGATGTGCAGGAGCAATTGCCTCCCACCCGGCACACCCCTGGAGACAGGGAATAGGGGAGAAACATCGACTCTGTTTATTTAATAGGTTAACAATTAGCGGAGTTTAAACCCACGACCTGGTATCAAAGAAATCCTTCTAAAATCGGAATATTCAGACTTTCCTCCTGGATTCCGTAGAATATTTGAGGAAACTGAAGATCTAGATCCAATCACTGGAAATCCTTTGATTGATTCTTTAGATCTTATATCCCTTCTTGAGTATCCCTCATTGAGAAAAGGCAAATTAGCCTCTCTTTGGGAGAAAAGGAAGAAAGCCTTGAGTCTGCTGCTTGATTTGCAGCTGACTCATGGCAAACTACTCCGCATGTACAAAAAGAAACACCAGAAAATGGACACTAGAATGTCTGCTGGTAGTTTTGGTAAAGCAGTAGTTGCAGAATCAGGTGAGCTGAAAGGCGAAATGCTTGATGGTGTAACTGCTATGGTGCATGAGGAAACAGTGATAGATACTCCTGGTACTGACATTAAAAATGTTAGCGCTGGGAATGCTGGTAAATCACTCAATATTGGGCAATATGAAGAGTTCACTTTACAAGAATTCTTTAAAAGGCCAGTGTTGATTGACACTGAGACATATGGTCTAAGAGCAACAGATATGGCTACTATAAGACCCTGGGACCTTTGGTCTAGAAATGCTGCAGTTAGAGGTAAACTCTCTAATTATAGTTATTTCACAGGGGATTTGTATTTGCAATTTAATTTATCTGGTTCTCCATATGCTTATGGAAAAATGCTTTTGGCATATATTCCATATCCTGAAGCTAATTCTGTGTATGAAGCATATAAGAACATAGTCAATAATGCTATCAGTGGCTTGCAGGTTGATCAAACTAAAACTTGTTTTAACAACTATTTGTCCCAATTTCCTGGTTCAATCGTGATGGACTATCATGAGAATGAACCTGTGATCATGAAGCTGCCATTTATTTGTTATAAGCAGGCCTTTAGATTGTTCAATTCAGCTACTACTACTATCTCCAACTCTACAGCTTTCCATGACTTTTTGGAGGCCGGAGAAATACACTTTAGTCAATTAAATCCTTTGGAAATGGCTAATGATGATGTAGATGGTGAAGTAGCTATCACTGTATATGCCTGGTGTGAGAATGTCACACTAGGAAATCCAACGGCTACTAATATTAATATTACGGCTGAAATGGGTAGTAAGAAAGAAAAGAAGAGTGTTAAGAAAATTACTTTTGGTAGGGCTAAACAATTTGTTGACTCTGCAGTTGGTGATGAGTATGCATTGGATGGTCCTGTTTCTTCTATTGCCTCGGCAATAGGGGGTGCAGCTACCTCGCTTTCTAACGTTCCTATTATTGGTGGTTATATGACAGCAACTTCTAGTGTAGCATCTACTATTGGTAAAATAGCAGCCTGGTTTGGGTTTTCCAAGCCAGTTATTCTTAACGCAGCAATGTTTGTAAAGAATAATCCCTTTCAAAATGGAGCTGTGACCAATGTGGATGAAACTACCATGAAAATTGCTGTTGACCCTAAGCAAGAATTGGCTTTGTGTTCAGATGTTTGTGCAGAGGAGGGTCCAGATAATATGGCTATAAGTGAAATAGCTAAAAGGCCATCGTATATAGCCACATTCAAATGGTCACAAACAGATGATCCTATGGATACAGTCCTCTGGAGATGTTTAAACTCTCCTTATCTTTATACCGCTGCTTTCAAGGTGCAGGGTAGTAATGATGCCACAAATTGGCATATACAACCGTCTGCACTAATGTTTGCTGCTCAACCTTTCCAGTATTGGAGAGGTAGCATAACATACAGATTTGAAGTAGTTTGTTCTAGATTTCACAGAGGAAAATTGTTAGTGTCTTTTGAACCAAATATATGGCAGGAGTCACTAATAACTGCCGCGGATTCACAGTTGAATCAGCAGAATCATCTTTTGGTTGACATACAAGATACTCAGTATTTTGAGATTACTGTTGACTGGGCCTATACCAAAGCTTGGTGTAGAATGGATCAAACAGTAGCAGACCGTGATTTGGCCCCCTTCAATTGTATTGATTTGAGGAGGAATACCCAAATGCTTTTTAGTACTGGTACTGATAAAGTGCCATATAACGGAATGCTATATGTTCGTCCGCTCACTAGATTGATTCAGCCAACTACAGATTCTTCTGTAACTTTGAATGTTTATGTTTATAGTAATGATCTGCAAGTAGCGAAGCCAAGTTATTTAGCTATGGGTGAAAGTAGATCTTACTGTTATGCTGAGTCTGGAGAAACTAGAGCTATGGATTCTGCGGTGTTAAATGAAACTACTGCGGATCTTGAGGGTCTACATTTACACCATTTTGGTGAAGTTGTGCCTTCTTTTAGAGCTCTCTTAAAGCGATATGATAATTACTTTGAGGCTAGCGCTCCAGCTGGCACAGCAGGCTTTCATGTTTACACCATACGAGGTGCTCTATATTCTCGCCCCGGAAACCCAATAGGTTTCAACACAACTCTATCTCCCACGAACTGGTTGTCTACTAATAATTTATTAGACTATTTAAGATATGGGTATTTAGGTATGAGAGGTGGCATGAGATTTAGAGTTTATTCCCAAGGTGAGATTGACTCACTTGGTGGCTATACTAAAGTTAAATTTCCACCAGAATTTTTAGTTAATACAGCAACTTTGACTGGATCCACTGAAAACTTCTTGGTGAATGATGCTAATACAGAGAACATCAGAGCCTATTTCAGTAATGATTTTAATGGCTCTTTAACTTTTCATAAAGATAGCAATGGCGGAATTGAATTTGAAATTCCGTTTTACAATAGTCAGCTCTTTTGTTTTGCTTGTGATACTTATTTTGATGGTTTAACTACCAGTGATGGATTGGCCTGGGATTCTACCTGGGCTAATCGCTGGTATGTTTCTAATATATATAAGACAGCAGGCTCTGAAACTATTTTTGGTTTCATAGATAGAGCTACAGCAGAAGATTTTAATCTAATGCGATTCCAAGGTGCACCTTTTTATTCGGTGCCCAATGTATCGTAGCTGTGCGTTTTCCAACTTTTACGCGATAAAAGTTGGGTCGAGAGGACGACTAATTAAATAACTTCACCCCACAATGATTTTTAACTAAGGTTTCAAATGTCCACATTGTGGGCATGGAGTTTTCCTCAAGTTTTAATAGTGG